ATATTACAGACAAACAAAGGCAGTTTAATAAAAAAGAAAAAGAAACAATCAGAAAAGATTTAGCTGACCTTTTAGGCATGTCCTATCTTGACATGAAAAGGTATGACCGCTACGCACCTGGAGTTGACCCTGTAGGTGCTGAAGAAAGAAGACAAAAAGCTTGGAAGAAGTCGGTTCAGGAAGCAAAAAAATATTTAGAAAACACACTTAATCTTGTACCAACTTTTTCTGATACTAGACCATCACTTGACTTGTTAACAACCACTAGCTTAACAAAACCAGCCTACACCAAAAACGATCTAAAAGATGTGGCAAAAGACCTGTACTACTTTAGATATAAAGCAGAATATGAAGGCACGGGTAGAGGGTCAGCAGAAGCAGAAACAATTAAGAAAAGAAAGGAACTGGAGAAGTTTGGGGCTAAAGCTGTTGAACGTAAGAAAGAGGAACGTTTTTTAAAACAAAGAAAAAAGAAAACAGCGTTAACATCTGAAGAAGCTGTAGCTATAGCCATGAAATATGCTCGTGAGAACGGTATGCTGATAAGAAGAGAGGTGGACGCTAGAAAAAGTGAGAAACTTCTACTGCCAATAAATGCTGTTATGGACCTTGAATACTCATTGTCTACCATAGCTATAGATCATTTAGCTAACAATAGACTATTTGAAGCCTTAAAAGTATTAGCTTTAGATACTGATAACAGAATAGTAGCCCAAGTTGCTAACAAGTTTGCTGACTTAGTAGGTACAACTGAAGTTGTTATCGTAAAGAATTTAAAAGTTGGTAGAAGAAAAGCAGCAGGGTTGTTTGACCCTAAAACTAACACTATAAAATTAGACGCAGAATCTGGTATGACACCTCACGTGTTACTGCACGAGATGGGACACGCCTTGGCTTCTGCAGAACTAGCCAACCCGTCAAGTGCGTTTGCTAATCAGATAAAAACTATATTTGACCAAGTAAAAGACAGGTTAGGCACAGCATATGGCACAAAGAATGTAGACGAGTTTGTATCTGAAATATTAAGTAATCATCTTTTCCAACAAGAACTAAGTCGTATAAATATACAAGGGGAAAAGATAACAGCTATGCAAAGAATTAGAAACTTCTTTGGCAATCTGTGGAGACGTTTAACCAAGCAGCCCAGGGTAGACATAGATGCTCTCTCTATAACAAGTGATATTATAGACAGTTTACTAGCTCCTGCGCCAAAGTATCGTGATGCAGGTACGTACTTCATGAGTCCATCAGACATGAAAAAAAGTTTTAATTCTTTCTTAAACGGTCCCCAGAAACGTAAAAAGTTTATGAACAATCAGGAACAAGACACGTTTATAGACCGTGCTGTTGAAACTCTAGCTAGAGGAGGAGTAACTAATTTTGCAAAAGACTTGTTTATGGGGGTAAATGACCTGTTAACGGCAACTACCATAGCAGACAGAGCAGGGTTTAATGGTTTGGGCAATAAACTAAACATACTTGTGCAGAAACAAAGAGGTGGTTTGGAACGAGCAGGGCAAGAGTTTGACGAAGTTGTGCAAAAACTAAAACCTTATATGACAAGTCCCAACTCGGATAAAGCTGTGCTTGATGACGTGATATATAGCTTGAAATACGGAGCCACCATATATCAAGTAGACCCGTTGAAGAAAGAAAAAGATTATATTGATAAAGATGGTAACGACATCTTAGATCAGAGTGGTAACAATCTGCGAGAAAAATGGAAAGAAAATCAAAAAGTATGGAGAAAGTTAAGCCCTGCAGGTAAACAAGCGTATAAAGACATGCTTAACTACTATAAGAAAGAGTATGGTAAGTTAAAGAAGTCAATAGAAACAGAACTTAGTCGTTCGATGGATAAAAAGCGAGTTGACGCTATGAAGAAAGGCCCACTTGCCAAGATATTTAACCCAAGAAACTTAGACGTATATTTTCCTCTCATACGTGAAGGAGACTACGTAGTAACATACCAACTTAAAACACCAGAAAAAGATGGTGATCCAAGAGTCACACTTTTAACAAAAACGCAAACCGCTGCTGATAACCTTGCCCGAAAGCTAGACGCGGATGATACGGTGGTTGCGAACTCTGTACGTGTATACAGCCAACAAGATGCCACTTCTGACTTTGTTAACTCACCACCGACTGGGTTTGTAGGAGATATACTTACAGCTATAAACGAAGGCAAACTACCCGCAGAAGAGAAGAAAGCTGTAAAAGATGAGATTGTAAAGCTGTATATAAACACGTTACCAGAAACATCATTTGCTAAATCACTCACCGCCAGAAAAGGTGTTGTAGGTTTTGACCCTGACTCTTTTGCAGCATTTAAAGATAAGGGTTTTAGTCTTGCTCGTCAGGTTGTGCAGTTAGAAAAAGGCAGAGAACTTAGAAATATAGAAAACGACATACGTGCAGTTATAAAAAAGTCCAAAGACGAGAAAGCTTACCAAAACAACTCTTTCTTAAGAGACTTAGGTATAGGATACCCAAGTGTGAAGAGGATAGGTGATGATCTTCTAAAAAGATCTAAATTTGCAAGACAAGGTCCCGATTATAAAGGGGTAGAAAAGATAGCAAAAACAGCAAACCAGACAGCGTTTCTTTACACCATTGGTTTTAACATATCGTCGGCACTTGTTAACTTGTCTCAAATACCCTTGTTTGTATACCCCTATTTCGGTGCAGAGTATGGGTATGGTAGGACATACGGCACGATAATGGAAGCCGCGAAGATTGTTGGTAACGGTAAAGTTGATATAACATCTTACTACGACATCAAAGACGGAGAGTACACCGTTAGAGATAAGATAGGTAACAGGCAACTTCGTGAAGGAGAGAAGTTAAAAATGAAGGCGTTTGCCCCTCTCATAAAAGAAGCAGATGAAAGAGGTCAGCTCACGCGGTCTTGGATACTAGATGCCCTAGGACTAGGGGAGACAGGACGAGATACGCGAGGGGACTACAACATGATAGATAAGGTGGCAGGATTTTCTGCAGCCATGTTTAACTTTGCGGAACGTGCTAACCGTCAAGCAACACTTCTAGCTTCTTATGAGTTAGCCCTCAGAAAGTCTGTAGACCCAAATAACACTATGTTTAAAGAAGGTGAGTACTCTTTCAGTAAGCTAGCCGATGCAGCCACTGACAAGCAAGTACAAGATGCTATAGAGCTGGCACTTCGTAAAACACAAGAAACTAACGGAGGTACGGTGTTAGAGACGGCTCCACGTATAGCACAGCAGAATATTGGTCGTGTGGCTATGATGTATAAAAGTTACGGGATACGTATGTATACGACCATGATACAGTCTGTGCGAGAGCTTATAAGAAGAGACAAGGATCTAACTGACCCTGACAGAATAATAGCTTTGAAACAGTTGGCAGGTATACATCTAAGTGCATTGTTCTTTGCAGGTATACAAGGTCTTCCTTTGTATGGGGCTATAACTATGATATGGGATTTGTTTCTAGATGATGAAGAAGACGACGCAGACACCATTGTAAGAAAAACAGTTGGAGAAGAATGGTACAAAGGGGCTGTAAACCTTATTACAGGCATGGATATCGCATCCAGAACCCGTCTCACAGGGTTGTTGATACAAGAGAATCGTTATAACAAAGACGCTTCATTCGAGGAAAACTTACTGTTCTATCTGGGAGGTCCTGCGTTAAGCACAGTTGACAGACTATTACGAGCCACCAACGACTTTAAAGAAGGTAACTTCGAAAGAGGCGTAGAAAATGCTTTACCTGCCGCATTGGCTAACGCATGGAAAGCAGGTCCGTTTGGTAGAATAACCAGAGAGGGTTATCTTACACGTAGAGGCGATGCCATATACGGAGATCCCACTTTCGGAGATCTACTTGGTCAGTTCGCAGGGTTTCCTCCCGTAGAGTACACACGGCAAATGGAAAAGAACAATATCAAAAAAGGCATAGACACATCTATAAACCGAAAGAAGACACAACTAACAAAGAAACTTTATGTAAGCATGCGTCAAGGTAATTTAGAATTGTACGAGGAAGCATATAAAGAATTGATAGCTCACAACAAACGACACCCTCTATCCACCATAACAGGTGAGGACATAATGAGATCTATGAAACGACATAGAGAGACATCTAAAGATATACGTATGAATAATGGTATAAACATATCTTCAGCAAATAGGATGCTCTTATTGATGAATGAGAGCGAGTACGACAAAGACTATAGATTTTTTGGGTAAAAAGAGTGACCACCCGAAGATGGTCACATAAGAGAAAGAGAGTGACAAGTGTAACCTGTCACCCTACATTTATCACAAAATTCTCCAAATGCGAACACCTAATTTATTATCTTCTACACGCACATGTGTTTTTATATCCCAACCTTTTGTTTTTGCTATATTTTTTATTTGTTGTATAGCCGCCTGAGTATTGATACATAGGACAAATACAGAGGAACTTGTTACCATATTATCCCAATCTACTATAATTCTTACACCATCTGGGTTCAAATCATCAGACTTCAATATGCCTTGTCTTATTCTCATTCTCTATAGAGCAGTCTACAGCTATAACTCTCGTTACAGGCAGGTTCATGTGTGTGCCTTTGCTTAGACGCATGGTGGTGTTTGTTGCACCCAGTTTAGTTTTAAGGTCCTGCATGAAAGATGTATAGTCTATCTGCTGTTGTCCACACCATGCTTTCAAAGGTTTTGGTATCAGATAGGCACGTTTTAGATCAGTTTCATAACGTGCAACTAATTTACCTCTTGGTAACGCTTCAGGTATGACAATATTAGTAACACCATCTTCTTGCTTACGTAGGTCATCAGTGCTTTTTATCCATAACACGTTGCTCCAATGTTCGTGTATGTAATCATTAAGTGTTTCTTCTACAGATACACTCATGTCTGATACCTCGTTCTTGCTCTCTTTCAAACGATCTATCGCCCACTTAAACACTTTCTTTGGATCATAATCCACAAGCCCCAACCGATTTGCCAGTATAACACCTGTCATACTAGCCGCTACCAGAGCAGACCAAAATCTATTCTCTGCTTTTAACCCTGCTTGAATATCCACTCTGACTTGTACCTTCTGTAGAAGCTTCTGCACCTCTTCCAAATGGTTGATAATGTATTTTATGTATATCCTACCTGCATGCCCGTGGTTACGCTGTAGCTGTAAGTTAAACTTGTCTGTTTCTTCTTTTGAACCAAACTTCATATTTGGAACACGTATCTCCATAAGTCTCTGCGCTTCAGCTTTTGGCATGGCTTTGGCTGTGCTTATCTTTTCTATCAAACTACGGTTTGCACTTGTGACTGCTATAAGTTTCCAAGGCTTACCCCGCTTTCGTTCTACGTTTCCACCTTGAGACATTCTGTTTCTTTGTTTACCGCTTGTAAGCTGATACACAAGGTCAGACAATTCTCTAGCCGAAGCGTTCGTAAGTTCGTCCATATATAATGGTAGACTGTGATATAGCTCTCCTCTGTTCATCATAGAGTTATGCGTGTCCTTCTCAAATATTAACAAGTCAGCGTGATTACCCCATACAGACAAAGCTGTGTTCATAGCTGTAGTCTTACCAACTCCTGACCCACCATTTAGATGTAATCCTGCACAGTTTATTGGTAAAAGAGACATGAGAGGCGAACCAAATGACGTGCCAACCACAAACTGATGTAGTTCAAACCCATCACGGTTATAAAAGTTAGCTAAGTTCTTCCACTCCTCTAACGTGCCTTTGGGTTCAAATGCTTTCATCAATCCTGCTGTTTGCACTGATGGAGGGTTAGACCGCACGTCATCTTTACGTATCTCTTCCTTACCAAGAACAAAACCTGCAAGTTCTTCATCTGACCAACCAAACTGTGTGCGAGCCATGTCAGCTGTTGTCTTTGCTTGCAGTTGTGTTATCCACGTCGTTGTATACTTCATTATATCCTCCATACCCAACACAGCTATACCTTCCATAGCTAGTTGTTTTCTAAGTTCTTCCCTAGATGTTACAGAAGTTAGAGGAACTGTAAACTCTCTAATACCATCTTGCGGCAAGTGTAATCGCATGACGACAGCTTCACCTGTGTCCTCGTCACGAATACGCTTAGTAACATACAAGTCATTCTGGTATATCATCTTATCTTCTGTATTACCCTCTTTATCTTTAAAACGCATATACACGCCACCATTCGCCCCCCGAAAATACGGCTCTGGATATAGGGGTATATCTTTTGATGCAGGTGCTTTCTTTATACTTTTACCTAAAGATATAGGGGAGGTTATCTTGTCCCAATGTGAACAAGTCGAGCATGGCTCTGGGTCTTCCTCTGCAAACTTAGCACACGTATAAGGACCTTTTATGAGTTCCACCTTCTCATCTGTTAAGTGTTTGCTGTACTCTGGGTGTCTTTCAGACATCTTATGCACGGCTTTGTCCGCATCGTTACAGAACTTTGCGATAGACAGCCCTGCTCTCCACAAGGGTTCGCTTATATCTTGTTGGTTCTCCATTATATTTTTTAACTGTTCGCATCCTCCACCTTTCATGGTCTTGGTCAGTATGTTTTTAAAACCAAACTCTGAGTTTTCTATTATAGCTTTTTTAAATTCGCTTTCTTGGTTATCGACTTTGGTGGGTACAGTCACCCCCTCTTTACCAATCAATCGTGCAAACTCATCAAACTCCACGTCACGAAACTCACCTGTACCAAAGAACATGACAGGTTTCTGTGTGCCACGTTTGTGGTTACGTGTGCCAGGAACTCTAAGTACACGAGCGGCATCGGCAGTTACACCATTGTCTGCTGACAAGTTATGCTGTATACACATATCCTTCAGTCCCTGGGCCACGGGTAGCCACTCACCATAGGATACACTCTCTGTAAGCACCCAGTATACGTGTATACCATACCCAGAATTAATTAACATCGGGCGAGGTAGACCTGTCTCTTTAACAAATCTTTTTAAATCGTGAAAAGCTGTGTTTTGGTCAGGATATTCTTTACCGACACCGCAGTCCAAATCTAAGTAAAAAGAACTCAAGCTCTTTACGTTTGTTACTTTTCTATCATTGCTTGTTGTAAAAGTGGCTAATCCAAAGTATGCGTTTATACCTTCAGCATCTAACTCGTTAGCCCTGCTTATTACATCATCTATAGTTGCATGGAAGCTCTGTACTTTCTTGTCACCAAGACCTAGTACAGAATAATATCCATCACCTAAAACTCTCTCTAAAAATTTTTTTGTTTCCATTTTTCCCACCTTGTGCCGAAGACACCACGACAAGATACGGCACGTTATCCTTTCGGCAAAAGCCTAGTCGTGGTGTAGTTCTATTAATCGTCCCAATCGTCAACGATAGAACTCAAGTCGTCATCAGCATCCTTGGTGGGAGGGGAGGGCTTTTTAACGACCTTCTTTGGTTCTGCCACCGCGTCTTCAGTAAAAGGATTGTCACTATTGTATACATATCCGTCTACCGCCTCAAATGGATTTCTCTCCTCTAAAGGCACATACTTTACAACTTGTACCGCTTTGAGACGCAGTGAAACATTCTGCTTGCCACCCATGTCATATGGAACAAACTGCACAGCCACATTAACTGTGCTACCTGTTGTCAATAAGAAGTCATCAGGTAATGAGTTACCCTTTGCGTCAACCTGTAAAGGCTTCTTGGTAACTTCGTTCTTGTATGCACCCTTTAAGTTTGCTTTGTGTGTATACATACCATCATCATCTTTGACAAAGGTTCTCTCAAGTTTATCAGCCCACTTATCTTTTTTGTTGGCTTGGTAACTCTTCGACATAGCAACGAACAACCCCTTTGCAGTGGGTTCGTCCATACGAAATTGTATAGAGTATTCCGCGTTTTGAGCTTTTGGCTCGCATGGAACAGACCGCCCCTCGTTACTATCAAAGTGATACGTTCTGTTTATTTTGGGCCATAAAGCCTCTACGTTTTTTATAATATATTGTTCCATTTTCTCTCCTTCTCTCTATATTATAAGTCTTCATCTAATTCATTCAGTAGGTCTTCGCCCACTGTTTCTTCACTACGTTTACTAGATACTTTAGTCAATGCGGTGGCTACGTCACCAACACGAAACCTATAAGTATTACCTATTTTTACATAAGTATCTTTAGGTATGTGATTCTGACGTACCCAAGCACGAACAGTTGATACAGACACGCTAAAATGTTTAGCTACGTCCTCAATTGGTACAAAAGGTTCATTCATTTCTTCCTCACAGAAATTGTTACTTCTTCCTCAATCTCTAATCCCTCTGGCTTGAGATCAGGATTTTCTTCTAAGAACTCTCTCATGTTCGCCTGATTGATACGTTTGTCTAGTAACTGAGGTGCATTCTCTTCCACAATAAGCTTGTGTATAGCATCCCATTCACTAACCCAATACTTTCTTTTAGTCGAACGAAAGAATAATCCTTCAGAAGTTCTCACGCTTTCTACATTATGGTCTTCACAATGATCTAGCATTGCCTGTTTTATTGTATCCAACTGCCGTATAAGGTTGCCATCTTCTTCCTTATACTTGGCTGACAGCATGGATCTTTCTGCTCGTATACGTAAATACGTTTTTGCCAACTTGTCAGGGGTTATTTTGTCACCCATATCTCTCTCCTATTCTTATTATCTAATAACATGTAATATCAAAAGATGAGTTAGTCAAGTACTTCTTTGTAAAGTTCTACAAATTTTGTGTGAACGTTTATTTTTCTATCTAATAATCGGTATACATGCTTTTCTGCATCAGAACCTTGTAGTTGCACGACAGTGCATTTATGTGTTTGACCTGACCTATGCACACGAGCGTTTGCTTGATCGTATGTTTCTAACGAACTTGTTGGCCCCCACCATACAACTGTGTTCGCTCGTGTTAACGTGACACCATGTGATGCTGCTTGTGGTTGTATCACCAGGACAGTTGGATCAGTCTCCTCTTGAAACCTTTTAAATATCTGTGTGCGTTTGTAGGCAGGTACATCTCCACGTATGACTTCTGTAGCTATTCCTTCGGATCGTAGTTTATCTGTTAATATATCTATGACATGTGTGAAGGGTACAAACACAAGCACCTTTTGACTCGACTCATCAATAACTTCACGTAGTACTTTATACCTATTCTTTATATCAAACTCCAAGACTTCGCCTTCATCTGTGTAGATTGCCCCTGCTGATATTTGTAGTAACTTATTAAGAGTTACAGCCGCGTTTATCGCGGTTATCTGTTCGCCTGTGATGTCTAACACGAGCTTTGTTTTTAGTTCTTTGTAATATTTCTTTTGTTGCGCTGTAAGCTCTACTTGTCTTTTGGTATATACCATAGGGGGTAAGTCTAGGCACTCGTCTTTTGTAAAACGTATGGCAGGTTGCAATGCTTTGAATACTATGTCTGTGGCGTTAGGACGTATCTTCCACGTGAACTGTGATACCTTTATCATAACCATATCTTTAAACGCCCCGAAGAACCTAGGCACTCTGTTTGGGCTAACAAGTTTCGCCAGACCATATGCGTCTGTAGGGTTCTGTGCCGCGGGAGTACCTGTCATCATCCACAGCCACGTGTTATCATGAACTAACTGACGTAGAAGTTTCCAACGCCTCGTTTGTACATTTTTGTAGTGTGTAGCTTCATCTATAATAATTAAATCAAACCCACCTTTCTTAAGGTCATCCAATACAATACCCACGCCATCATAGTTTATCACCACGTAATCAGCTCCTTCTTGTATAACTTTACTACGTTTCTCTGCCGACCCATGTGCTACTGACACAGTCCTGTGTGTTGCAAATGTAAACAAGTCATCACGCCATGCGCTGTCCATGATTGAGAGTGGGCATACTACAAGCACTCTATTTATTACACCTTGTTTCATAAGAAAGTCCGATGCCCATATGGCGCTTGCTGTCTTTCCTGTGCCTTGTTCGTTGAAGCAAAATCCTTTTTGGTGTAAGGTAAGGAATGATGCTGTCGAAACTTGGTGGTCAAATGGTTTGTATCGTCCTGTCCATGTGTATTTTACTTCTATGGGTGATGGTGATTTTATACCTAGCTGATTCAGGCTCTTTGCCTCTTCCAGACCCCAGTTAACTATAACTTCATTATCCCCAACCTTTCGGCTCTTGGGTATGGCGTTTATAACCTTATCAGGGTCACGTAGCCGTAGGCGTAAAGCCTTGTTGTCTATTATTTGCATTTCTCTTTCTCATTTTTATATTTATTTTTTATTTTTATTTTTGGTTTTGGTTAGTACAGACTTTATAGTCTTTGCCTGTTTTGCATGGGTCTTTGACGCTTTGCTTAGACCCTTCGCTACTTTCTTTAGTTTGTTTTGTATCTGCCTAGTCATTTTTTCTTGGTCGCCCCCTTTTTTGCTTCGTGCTTGGCTCTGAGTTCTTGCTTTGCTCTTTTTGCGATGGCGGCTTGCCTTGGCTTTCCTGCAACTTTGGC